TTGAGTGCCTGTAGAGTAACAGCAGGTGGTTCACAGTCTACAGAAGCATAATCAATACGCTTTGTACGCCACTTGGCATCCTTAAATGCCTGCTTCCAGTCAAAGGTGGTAGCATCTGCCGCATAACACGGTTGGTTACGCTCTTTGTTAAAGAGGTTGACCATGTTACCATCGATCTCAACAGAGATACCCTTCCAACCAAACGTGGTCTCAAGCAAGACCGTGTTGTTTAGGTCGGAAGGATGGTTAGCACCGATCTCAATATATTTTCCAGACTTCTTACCCCGAAGCATAGTAAGGGCAAAGAGATCTTGGTATGCCTGAGACCAGTTTAAACGGATCTCGTCTGATCTAGGGAACTCATGACGGAGAACGTCCGTCTTAATACTATACCTCGTATTCATTGATCCAATCTTTAATGTCAATAGTGGGTTCCCAGTCCAAATAATAACTTGCTTTACTATTGCTGGCAAGTGTTTCTCTACACTCACCAGGACGTTCTGGGATGAACTCGATGTTGTCAGAGATCATGGCAGCGATCTCATTGACAGAATAGTTCTTGCCGGTACCAATGTTGATCGTTTGGTAACCACCAATAACGCTATCTATACAAGCAAGGTTTGCCTTTACAACGTCCTTGACATGGGTAAAGTCACGTCTCTGCTCACCATCACCAACGATAGTTAGTGGTTTGCCTGCCTTCTTCTGCTCCAAGAAAAGTCCAACTACAGGAGCATAAGTTCCTCGTAGTGGTTGACGTTCTCCATACACATTAAAGTATCGGAGACTGACACACTGGAGACCAAATAGATCTGTGTACATCTTACACATAGATTCAGCACTAATCTTAGATACTGAGTATGGATTAAGTGGGTCAGGGATCATGTCCTCTTGTAGAGGAGGTTTGTTCTTCAGACCGTAGGAGGATGACGTAGAGGAGTTGATTACTTTCTTGACACCTGCTTCACGGGCAAACTGTAGAACAGTGGCAGTGCCGAGAACGTTAGTCTGTACACACTCAATGGGATTCTGTAGTGCGGGTTGAATCCTAGAATGTGCTGCTAGGTGGAACACATAATCCACACCATCATAGAAAGTCTTTGTATGTGGATTGCAGATGGACTGCTTTACATACGTTGCCTTGTCGTTACAAAAGAACTCTTCATTGGCAGTAGAAGACTCATCATCAATGACAATGACTTCATAACCACGATCAATGAGTCCATCTACAATGTGGGAACCGATGAACCCGGCTCCCCCAGTTACCAATGCTTTACTCACTTGCTGCTCCGTTGCGATATGGGGCGTTGTAGTTGTCCTCCACAAACTTCTTAGTGATCTGATCGTTGATCCACTCGTAAGTTTTGCGGATACCTTCCTCTAGAGTCTGACTGTAGTCCCAACCAAGTTTCTCACGGATGAGATCGTTGTTAGAATTGCGACCACGGACACCTGTAGGTCCATCAACATGGATTTTTTCTACATTCTTATTTGCTACACGAGCAGCAGTCTCTACCAGTTGATTAATAGTGACCATTTCCTCGGAACCAATGTTGACAGGACCAACAAAGTCACTGTCCATCAGTCTTCGAGTCGCTTCAATGCATTCGTCAATGAACAGGAAGGAACGAGTCTGTAAGCCATCTCCCCACACCTCGATTGCTCCACCCTGTGGCGGGAGGTAAGCGACCTTACGGCAGATCGCAGCTGGTGCTTTCTCTTTTCCTCCCATCCAGGTCCCTTGTGGTCCAAAGATATTGTGATAGCGAGCAACACGAACAGGAATACCGTGATTACGCTGGAAAGAAAGGTAAAGTCTTTCGCTAAAGAGTTTCTCCCACCCGTACTCCGAATCAGGGTTAGCAGGGTACGCAGACTCTTCACGGCAATCAGGGTTGTCAGGGTCTAGTTGGTTGTGCTCAGGGTACATACATGCCGAAGAACTGTAGAAGATCTTGGTATGTGTGGTGCCCTTGAGTTCGTTAAACTTATGCTGTGCTTGTAGCAGGTTTAGATTGATGCTGGCAGAGTTATGCATGATGTCAGCATCATGCTCACCCGTAAAAATATAACCAGCACCACCCATGTCGGCAGCAAACTGATAGATCTCATCGAAAGGTTCTAAGAACTTATCTACAATCTGTGCGTAGAAGTTACCTTGATATCCGGCAAACTTAATTAGACGATCTACCCAACTATAGTCACGTAGGTCACATATGATGAACTCGTTTGCCGCAGACTTCTCGAAGTCAGGATACTTCAGGTCAGCACCTCTGACCCAATAACCTTCTTCACGAAGGCGTTTGACCATATGACTGCCGATAAACCCACCGGCACCAAGGACAAGAGCTCTCTTAGTGTAATTCATACTAGTGCTGTTTTCATAGTAGTTTTTCTCTAATGTAAAATGCATCACCCCAAATAATACCTTGCCAGTTGGTCTCTACTCGTTTGAATCCACGGGGTATTAAGAATTTATCGAGATCTTCAATGAGAGCAGTTCCTTTATATAGTTCAGTGTTACTAATCTCAGTGAAGATGTAATCTATAAGTTCAAGGGTATCAGTAGCACCTTTCAGTACTTCCAATTCATATCCTTGAGTATCCATTGCTAGACAATTATAGTCTACATGATTGATATCATCATACTCATCTAAACGATAAACTTTAACCTTTTCTTTATGAAATTTACCTTTTAGCTCAGGATGCTTACCATAAAATATATCAGACGGTTCTAAAAGAGAACTCGTCATGTCAAATTGATTACATATATTCATCTCCATCTCAGTATTAGAATTACCTAACGCTACAGGATGAATAGTAATGTTCGCTTTATCGGCATAAGGTTCTTGCCATCTCAATAATGGTTCTTGACACCTTGCTTGTGGTTCAAACCATGCTATATGTTTGATACCATTTGATATGTAGTCAACGATCTCATCACCATGCCAAGCACCGACATGAATGATACCATTGACCTTCATATTATACTTGCTGAAGAAACTTACAGCATCACCGAGGCAACTCATACTCTTTTACCGTGTCATCTATATAGTCTAGCATAGGTTCAGTAATAACTGGACTGGAACCTAGGAAAAATACATCATCTAGGACTCTAGATGCGTTGGGATAGTTTCTATAATCTTCTAGTCCTCTATAAGCAGGGTGCATCAGCACATTACCTGCGAAATAGTTCCTAGTTTGGATGTTATGTTCCTCTAAATATTTTACAAGGTGGTGTTTACCGTACTCGTAGACGATAGGAACGCCAAACCAACTTGTTTCTGCATGTTCTTTTTCCTCAATAACCCTCGCACCAGGGATCTTAGAGAAGATCTCATGAAGACGAGCTTTGTTGCGACGACGGATAGCATGTATCTCGTCTTGCTTCTCCAACTGTACGAGACCGATAGACCCTTGCAGGTCAGCAGGTTTGAGGTTATATCCTTGGACGCCAAAGACATACTTATGATCGACATCCTTGTCGTACCCTTCCAACCAGCGGTCAAATCTGTTACCACAAACACCGTTGGTCAGTTTATTCTGGGCTCCTACACAGAAGCAACCACGACCCCACCAGGCGTAAGATCTAGCGATCTGAACAATCTCCTCAACGTTAGAGGAAACCATTCCACCTTCGATCGTGCTGATATGATGCGCTGGGTAGAACGAACAAGACGCTGCGATGGCGTGTTTGGTAAGGAAATCACCTCGCCACTTGCTACCCAAGGAATCACAGTTGTCCGCGATGTAGTGAATGTTGTAAGCGCGAATAATCTTGATAAACTCATCAAAGTCATAGGGATTACCAAGGACAGGAGAAGAAAAACACGCCCTAGTCTTGGTGGTAATCTTGGACTTGATCTCATCTAAATTCCAGTTCAGATCATCGTAGTTTACATCTACGAATACAGGTTTCAGACCGTTCTGAATGATGGGATTGATCGTGGTAGGGAATCCACAAGCACAGACAATGATCTCATCACCATCTTCCCACTGGAAATACTTCTTCAGAGCAGCAATCATCACCAGGTTGGCAGATGATCCACTGTTTACCATCACACTGTGCCCAAACTCAAATCGCTTTGAGAAGGCACGCTCAAATTTATTCACCTCTTCACCAGCAGGCAACCACTTACCATTCAAAAGGTTGGTGATTGCTGCTGTTACCTCTTTGTCATCCCAATACGGACCTGAGTAATAGATAGGTTTACCAGGTTCCCAATCCTTATTGGCAAGGTATGGGAATAGATCTTCACCTTCTGCCCGCAGGTTGTCAATGAACCCCGATACCCTTTCGCTTATAGACATAAGTCTTTGACAATAAATTCGTTCGTAATGTGTTGCTCAAATCCAAGAGACTTAAGTTTAGTGGTGTCCAACCAGAAGTCACGACACTGAACATCTTTGTGAAACTGAGGAGGATCCATGCTCGTGATCTTTCCTCTTGACTTTATGTAGTGGTCGGCAAGACTGATAATCTCAGACACCGTGGTCGGTTTACCAGACCCAATGTTGTAGATCTCATTTAACTCACCCTTCTCCATGACAGTCCAGATGGCACGACATACGTCGTCAACATGCATTATATCACGACTGTGTGACCCATTGTCGTAGAGTTGGATGTCACGACCTGCTTTGAGTTCGTTGATCATCCAGCACAGTGCGTTCTTCTGACGAGTAGCATTGGGATCGTGTCCCATTACATTACACAGGCGAAGAATACGA